TGTATCTTGAGTTCTAAAATAAAATTCCTTCTTAGCCATCATAGGAACTAAAGATAATAATCTCTCTGATTTCCTATTCCTAGGCCTAACACCTTTTTCTAATCCAGGTATATATAAGTTTTCATCGACCATTTGTTTTTTAACGGCAGACCTTAAGGCCTCTTGGTATGCAACGGTTTCTATTTTAACTTTCTTGTGCCTAAACTTTTTAAATCTTGTAATAATAACATCAGGTTGTTCTGCTGGGGAAACTCTTTTTCTATATAAATCTACTAGATACTTATTGTTATCGTAATCAATAGCAATAGTCACAAAAACAAAAAAGTCTGCATGAGCAGACAATGAACTAGCAGGATCAACACCCCCATATAATTCTACTGGCTTTATTTCTTTTCCATCGCCCGTTTCTCTTACGAGACAGGGCTGTCCATCAATTCTCTCAAAATCATAATGATGAAATTGAACCCATTCTGGCTTAAAGGGAGCTTCATCAGGAGATTGAGCGATATTCATATACTCTTGATAGAATCCATTGACATTACCAACAGTAAGATATTCTGATTTTATCTGGTCAATTCTTGACTTTGGAAACCTTTCTGGCCATATACTCTTACCATCTTCATTAATTATAGAATACCATAGCACATGCCATGCGGGTGAGTCTTTAGCCCAATATAAAAAGCAATCTTCTGATATTACAGTCCCTATCATACATATTTTACCTTCATCTGCTAATGATGGTATAACTGCTTCTGTAATCCATTTTCTATTTTTAACCCTACCTTCTACCGTAAAAGCATTTATTTCTGATTCGAAATCGTCAATAATAATCAAAGTAGGCCTTGTATCTCCTTCAATAAAACCCCTAACCCTTTGTCCTGTACCAACTGCTACTATACGAACACCATTAGCAGTAAGTACATCAGTTTGAGCCCATCTCTTTGCAGTAGCAGGACCCATATCCCCAAAAAGCTTCTTAAAGTTATCACTATGTGATAAGTGATACTTTATACGAGATAAAAAGTTTACAGACTGAGCTTGTGACTCAGATACTATTACAATAAACTCATCTTCATCTTTTTTCTTAAAAGCTATACGATATAATGGGAGAATGAGGGTGGTAACAGTTGATTTTGCTGTTCCCCTGGGTGCGGCTATTAACACCCTCTTCTTATCATCGTCTTTAAGTGCTGAGTATATCTCATTGTGGAAGGGTGGTGTGGTTTTACGGAGGGCGGTGGGGAAGCAATGCTTACCAAATAGAGCTAAGTTATTCTTTAATTTCTTTAATACCTGTTTCTGGGCATAAAGTTGTTCGTAATCACTCATCGTCTGATTTAGTCTCTATTGTTACTTGTTTTGCTTTAAGTTCAGCTTCCTCGGCATCTAATTCATCTAATAATGCTCTAGTGTTAGTGGCAGTTAATTTAGCCTCAGTAGTAACTACCTTTTTATCTCTCATTCCTAACATATCTTGAACATTCTCGACTACACGAAGAAAATTAGTTATATCTTTCTTATCCTCAGCCATATTCATAGCTTTTGTTAATAGATCTACTATATCTTCTTCACCGTAACCTTTATTCATTAGTAGTGCTTTTAAGTTATCTTGTACCATAGTTTTGAACACCTCCGTTCTCATCCATCTTTTATACTTCCTCTTCTGCGATTGAGAGGGATTATTTTTAAATACTGTTTCTATAGCCATGTCATAATCAAATGTTACTGCATAAGCCATAGCTAAATCTTGCATAGGTTTTTGTTTTGCCTTTACCTCAATAGGTCTTTTACCCGTGAATGTTGTATTAGATGACCTCCCACCAGTCCTAAAAGGCTTAGGCTTATACTTAGGATTAAAAAAACAATAACCCCAAGGCATGCGAACATATATATTAAAACCTCCGCGATTATCTGAATACTCTTTCTTTTGGATAACCTTTGCAACATATCCATCGTCACTAATGGCGTATGAGCCCAAGGGGGCTTTGGTCCAGTGCTTGTATTCAATGTTTTTCTCAACAGCTTCCTCTTTGCTATAAATATTATAGACTACCGTTCCTTTATCCTTATGTGCAATCTGTATAGTATACATTATAAATCGTAGAAATAATCAGATATTTCAGACAAATCCTTACTCATCCCTTCAGATTCACATAATTTTGTCCATTCTGCTCTTAATTTCTCATTTCCTCCATGTTCCTGGGCTATAGCATAATTATTAGGGGATTTATAGATTCTATCTTTAAGAGTATATCTCATTCTCATATAAGTACCCTGGTCATTAACAAAATCATAATTATTTGCTGTCTCATAGCGAATAGTGTACTTATTTACACATCTTCCGAACATTTCCTTACCTACTAACTTCTGTGGGTAGTTTAAATCTATTAAATCTTCTAGTATATGCCCAGTACATCTGTTTATCGCATCTATCAAGATAGGGTGTCCCTTTTGAACGCCAATAAAAGATGTGTCTATATGATTCTGACTCCTACCAGGCCTTGCCTGAAGCCTATTTAAGCCACAGGGAACCACAAACTCATGTTTAGGTCCATTTATATAATCTAATTTATTTAGCGGAATGATGTTTAAGTCTATTGCATACCCACCTTCTTTGTATAAATAGCAAAATCTAAACATATTTACCCTTAAAAAGCCTGGTTTAAGCTTATTAAAGGCTGCTAATACATCCCCATCATAGTTATTTGTCATATAATCCTCTATTTCTTCTTGACTAAAGCAATTATATGTATAATCGGGGTTAATACTTTTCCAGTCATTCTGTATATCAATAAAATACTGGGGTAATTCTTTTACTTTAAACGATTGTATTATATTCTTCTCTATCATCTTATCTCAAAATGAGGAAAATCATCAAAACGATTATCAGATACTTCAAAATCCTGATCCCAATCACCTCCCCATCTAATGTTTAAACCCATAGACTTGGCTATCCCGAGAACAAAACCAGCAAACAGTGTGAAACGCTCTCTATCAGACCAGTCAATAGGATAAGGGGCCACATCAACAGCCCTACTAGGATTAGAGTTATGACGGCCATTTGGGTATTTAACCTTAGTCTTTCCTTCTTCGAATAGTCTATCTTGTACCTCTCCACTACGATGTCCCTCCAGTATTGAGCAATCAACATGTTTGATTACTTCGTTAAATAAGTCTTGTAAATCCTGTTCACAGGTAGATAGTCTTTCTTTAGACTTCTTTCCAAAATACGGCATATCCTCTCCTTTTAGTGTATACTAGACTAGCTAATTTAGTGTATATATAGTTATTATACAAGTGTATAGTCCTGTATCTATTCTTAATGTTCTCTAAGTATAGAGTATATATAGACTATATATAGACTAGTATTACACATAACAAACGATCCACCCCGTTTCCAAAAATTAGGCGTAGAATTGGTGTGGGAGACATACAACATTTGGTCCCCCCTCAATTTAGGTTGTATGGGGGGTCTTTCTTCGTTGAATTATTCTCCATTGAGCCAACCTAAGTTGAGTGCAAGATAGTCCAAGTGTCGCTCGCACCTCTCATCACTGTGAGGCTCGCGACTCTACCCACTGAGCTGTGGCTCTAAGAGCATAGTCGTAGTTTAATTAATAATAAAGGAGTATATGATGAATAGTAATAAAGTGAGAAATAGTGTAGTTGGAGAATATAGAGATGATAAGTATGGTAATAAAGAGTGGATAACTCACAAGTTTGATAGTGAGGGTAACCTTGATATGAAGAGTGGTAACAAGGTTAAGTTCACTAACAGTATTATGTGGTCTCTATATGATGTAGCAGAGGACTACAAGCCACACACAGAGGTTAGTGCAGACCGAGTAGGCACTTGGGTAGCACAGAAGAAAGCCAATGGTAAGCAGTTAAAGTGTTTAGAGGGTGCTAGTTACACACTAGTTAATCAGCAGAGGTTCAAAGCCACTGATGATAAGCCTGCTATGTTAAGCCTTACCTATGCACCATTGGATAGTGGCTACACGATATAGAGAGTTCTAGGGTATAAGGGGGGTGTGAGCCTCCTTTATACTCTATATTACACATAACTAATACATAATAAGGGGAATAACATGCAATTAATTGGTGTTTTTAAAGTCAAAAAGCAGTCATATTGGAG